GGTTTAGGTCCGTAGATTTTTCCATACTTTGGATTGCCTGGACCTCGTTTACCATAGTTAGGATTATTTTCTCCAGAATAATCTCGTCTTAACATAGCTCTTTTATAATTAGGAGAGTTAGAAGTGTTGCCTCCTTCACCTCCATTAGTCATATTATATTCTGGATTCAAAAGGCTAATCATTATTTGCTCTTCTTTATCTGAACCCTCGCATAAAAAAGAAATATCAAAACAATCAGGCCCATGTTTTCTCATAGACCTATATAAATGGCGCTGGCTTCCATACTCAGCTTGCTTGGTGTGTTGATAGAATCTAGTTTTTAGATCTTTGGTAGTTTTACCAACATATCTTTTACCATTTTTGTTGTTTGTAATAAGATAAATCATAGGAACATACTTCTCTAGTTGAGTTATATGTTCCTATTTATAAATATCAATCTTTTGACATTTACTCTCCTTCGTCAGATGACTCAGCTTCTTGCTGAGCCTGTTCTGCCAGTTGGATAAGATGAATAGCTTGATCGCGTAGCTGACCGATAGTAGTCAACTCTTCACCTTTAAACCCGCCGCGTTTTATTCTCCGTACGTTGAAGTTTTTTCTAGGGCTAGCCAATATTTCAGATCGTTCTCGAGATTAACGAATTCCGAAATTAGTTTAGAAGATATATTAACCTTATAATCACCAGGAATCAACTTAAGGTTTCCAATATTAAGAATAAAGTTAAACTTCTCTTCTGTAAACTGTCCATCTACATCGATAGAGTAAGAGTTAGATGTAGAGTTCTCGTTATCTAATACTGTCAGCGTCACCACTCCAGAACCATTACTAGTAATAGATACTTCTGAATGACCTAATGCTGACGCTGCTCTTTTAAGATTGGCTAATGTATTATTATCTAATGTAAATGATACATCTGTCTCTGGCATCACAATAGGTTTAGATGGAGAAGTTAGCATTTCTTTATCTGAGTAGAAGTATCTAATCTGAGCTCGGCCAGTACGATCACCAATCAACATAGACTTATCTTCGAATCGTACACGGGGCTCATCTACTAGACCAAGAACGTTTAGACATTCGTTCAGGTCATAGATACCGAACTCTTGAGGAAAGTGTTCTTCCAATGTAGCGCTCGCTAAGACATTCTTAGCTTCGGATACCGTCATAATAGTACTGCCTTCTTTGATTACGATATTAGAATTAATCGTAGCAAAGTTTTTTAGTACCTGCATAGTAAAATTAGATAACTCCATTATTACACCTTTTTCCAGACCCATACAGAGTCAAATATACTATATGTTTTCACATTATTATCCTTAATAAATTTATTAACTGGTCGTTTGACTTGTGCATAAGCATAATCATGACCACTATAATATCCACCCACTTTTAATTTAGGATACCATCTTTTCAATTCATGTTCAACGTCTTTTTCATTTAGATAGCTATCTAAAAATATAAAATCGAAGTATTGATCTTCAAATTCATTAACTACGTTCCAAGTCCAATCCTCATACATTTTAAATATAGAACAGTTACTTTGAGCTCTTATATTTGAAAACGCTCTTTTCTTTATTTTATTTACTTCATTAATTGTATATTCACGAGTAGGTGTATCTAGAAAATCCTTACCTGGTTGATAAGCATCAATACCCCAGTATTCTTTTAGGTCAGGGCTTGACTGAAGTATTGTAGCGGTAGAATGACCTCTGCTTATACCTACCTCTAAAATAGTAGCATTAGGGATAAGATTGATTGTATGAATCAAACTACGAATAGCAGGGGTCATCCTGATCATCTTCCTTTCATCAGGTATCGCATCTGGGTCAAATTTAAAACTATGCAATATCATTTTAATTTACTAAAGTTCTTCTCTTTAACAAATTCAATCTTATTCTCAAACTTACCATCCAGAAGATCACCCTTATGCGAAATAACAAATACATTCGTATTACCATCTAAAGTATAGAGTATCTTTGTTAAGTTTTCAACTCCATCATGATCTAATGATGAGTCAAATGTCTCGTCTAAGATAAGCAAATTAGTTGATACACTATTCTTCTTCTTAGCTATCATACGCCAAGTAAATAGAAGCGCTAGATCGATACGCTGCTTCTCTCCTTCCGAGAATGAATCATACGTGAAATCATCTCTATGTCTAGACTTGATTGTCTCATTAAACGATTCATCTAAGTTAAACGATACAAAGAAATCTAATATCTGTAGATACTGATTAACAAACATATTAATAATAGGTATGTACTGTTTGACTATCTTAGTCTTAATACCAGTATCTTTGAGCATTTCGCTAATGACTTCATTATACGCTCTTTGGTCGCTTAGATCCAGCTGGCGTTCTGTAAGTTCATTCTTTGTCGAAATGTAAGATCTAAGCTTGTCCTCAGCTTCCTGATAGTCACCATGTCCTGCTTGAAGAGAGGTAAGATCATTCTTTTTAGTGTTAGCTTGTCCTTGAAGCCTCTGTATCGTTGTATTGTTAGTGAGTAACTGATGCTGTTTGTCTTTGATAGTCTCTTGTGCTTCAATCGCGATTCCAATATCTGATTCCAAAGCAGCTGATCCTTTAGACAAAACTTCGAGGTCTTCATTAATGGTCTTGGCTTTTTCAGCAGCAGCTTTGCGCTTCTGATTCCTAAGGTCATCACTGATATCCTGGGAACATGTCGGGCAGGTGGTATTCTTCTCGAAAAACTTAGTTTCAGAGACGATTGACTTGACTTGAGCTTGTAACTCATGCTTCTTTTCCTTTCCAGACGCTTCTGCTTTACGTAGCTGTTCAAGGGTCGATAAGATACCTTCCTGATGCTCTTCGATGTACTCGCCAAGCGTAACGTTTTCTGACGTAAGAGTCTCAATTTCACCTTCAAGTGAGGAAATCTCATCTTTGATCTGGGTAATACGATCATCGTTAATTGCCTTTACATCCTTGATATAACTCTTCTGAGTTTCTATCTTATTCTGAATCAAGTCTAATTGATATGTATTATCCTTTACACTTTCTCTCAGAGCTGTTGACTTCTCTTTAAGAATCGTATTCATCTTAGAGAAGATATTAATATCTAAAAGATCCTCAATCACTTCTCGTCTATGACCGGCAGGTAGTTGCATAAACGGAATAAACGAAGAAGAACCAAGAACTACAATCTGATGAAATGACTTATGGTTAAGTTTAATAATATTCTGTTCTAAGATCTTCTGATACTCTTTAGCGTGCGATGACTGATTAATCATCGTATCGCCTTTCCATATCTCAAAGACGTTAGGTTTAATACCTCTAACTACTTTCCATTCATGTCCAGATAATTCAAACTCTACCTCTACAACGCAACCTTTCTTATTGACGCTATTTACAAGCTGGGGTTTGGCAATATTACGATGCCCTTTTCCAAACAAAGCAAAAGACAGAGCATCAAGCATGGTTGACTTACCAGCTCCGTTCTGTCCTACTACTAGCGTTGTATTGCTTTTTAAGAAGTCTAACTCGGTAAAAGAGTTGCCGGTCGAAAGAAAATTCTTCCAGCGCAGCTTTTTAAATAATATCATGCAATTTCCATTGATTGCGCCTCGATCATAAGATCGTGCATTTCACCTTTGATGCGGTCTTTATCTAGATCAGTATCAACTGATTCTATATAGCTGTTAAGTAACTGCTGAGTATCTTCTATTTCTATATTCTCATCGGATACATTCTCACCAGAAAACTCTTGAAAGTTCTCTGCTATCTTTAATTCATGTATTTTTTTATTCTGTATACGATCAATAAATCTATCAAAGGTAAATGTATCTGATTTATTAATAACCACTACTTTGATAAACATATCTTCGATATCATCTAACGGATACTGAAGATAGTCTTGCTTGGTGTCATCATATACAATCTTCTTAAATAGCTTAAGAGGATTGCGAACGGCTTCTATCTTCTGCGTTTCAGTATCTAAGACATGGAAATGCTTAGGATCATCAGCATCATTCCAGAAGAATTCCATCTGTGATCCAAAGTAAGTAATATTACCTCTTGTAGACTTAGTATGAAAGTGTCCAGAATATACAGCATCGAAACGTTTAAAGATCTCATCTCCCATACCATCATGACATGGTATACCAGGATTCATCTCAAAGCCACTGATTTCGAAGTGACCGGCTAAAATATGTGCTGTAGTATTTCTGATAAACTCCAATGACTGCTTTTCATTATCAGGAGCAATCCAAGGTACTAAACCAATCTGTAGACCATCATAGTCTCTTACCATCGGCTGCTGAACGATATTAACTTCGTTCATATAGTGACCGAGTAGCTCTTTCAAGCTATTCAGATCATTAGTATTCTTATAATAAGTATCGTGGTTACCGGCGATAATATCCATCTTAATATTATATTCACGAAGCTTATCTAAGAATACTTTACGATTAGAATGTAGAGCTTTAAAGTTAATAAACTTACGATGATCATAATAATCACCAAGATGTAATATCTGAGTAATATTATTCTCTAATAGATAAGGGAAGAATATTTCATTATAGAATCGCTCTTGATAGTCTATAAAGATATCTGAGCTGTTTCTTATACCACAATGGGTATCATTGAGAATCGCTATTTTCATATTTTATAATACTAAAAGTTCCATCGCTATTATCTATCCATTTTAGCGTGTCATTAGGCTTCCATCCAACCTGATTTAAAACATCTAAGGTCAAAGGGAGAACCAAATCGCCGTTAGAATCTTCTTCAAGATGTACAGTTGTTACAGTTGTCATTCAAAAAAGCCTCTCAAATCCGAATCCGCATAAACGGCTCTTTTCTTCTTTTTTACTTCTTCGCTGTAATCTTTGATATCCTTATCTCGTTCTTTTACTTTATCGATACGATCTTTTAATACATCCACAAACTGTTGAGCGGCTTGATTAATATCATCATCACCATTACTCATTAAGAACTCTTCGATACCAGATTCAGAGACATACTTCATCTTAATATCTTGCTGCTTCTTTTCTTTTTGAATACGACGAAGAAAAGCATACCAAGCGATCTGAGTAAAATAAGCAAATGCGTTTGGCTTACCAGTACGAGTAGCTACTTCTAAGTTATAATTATCGATTGCTTTCAGACAATTTTCAACTGCATCCATAACCATCTCTTCACGATAGGTATAACGAATAAAGTTAGCCTTATGAGATAAGCCTTCTGAGATTTTTAGAAAACATTCCGCAATATAATTAGGTACGGTTGGAAGTTCTGTATTATTCTGCTTTGCTTCTTCTAATGAACTGACATACTCCACTACTGCTGTAGAGAAGTCACTATTGTTGACGTAGTGAATATTTTCTTTTTGTGCCATAGTTATTCCTCAAATATTCATAATATTATAACATAGAAAATAATTTAAATCTACTGTTGCCTTTTCTGAAGCTAGAGCCTAAAATCTATAACGTAGGTTAAGGCGGATAATATATTAATGTACTATAGGTTTATCGGGGGTTGATTCTTCATCGTCATGATCAAATTCAAATTCGATTTCTTCATCATCAGCCGCCTCATCAGCTTTAAACTCTTCCATTATATATTTGTATTGTTCCATCATTTTAGCTGTAGGGGTAGCTTCTCCAACAATATGATGACTATGAATTAATTGTACTGCGTCTTCATCATGTTGTAATAACATCCAAGGACGAAACGAATAATAACGAATATTAGCCTGATCTTCCATAGGCATTAATTTCATAGCGTTTCTTACTAACATATCAATATCTTTTTCAATTACTTCACAAATGAGTTCATCACCGTTAGTAAGCTTTAGTTGTTTATGTTCTGGAAGCATATTATTTCTCCGACCAAGTATTTTCTATATCGATTGGAACAACCTTAAAATCAAATTGTTCCTTCTCATAAATTTTTATTCTTTCAGCCGCATGAAGCAAAGTATAGTTTTTCTTTTGCTTCCATCTTAAATCGTCTGCGATGTCGAATAACTGTGTAGTTGAACCATCATCAGACTTTCTCAATCCTCTACCTATCGATTGCAAAACCTTAATTTGACTTTTCGATGGAGAGGCAAAAATAATATTATGAAGGTTTCTAATATTTATACCTGTAGAGAATGTGCCTAAAGAAGC